CTACACTGCGCCGCAAACTTTCATTGATATGTGCGAAACATTAGTGCAAACTGCGCCTAACCCTTTCGCCAACCACACCGCGGAGAATCTGCACCATGTCGCAGCCTAAGACTCACATTCTCGTCGGCCGTACCATCACGGCCGTCTACCTGGCCGAAGACGAAACAGCCATCAAGTTCACCACAGACGCTGGCGAAATCGTCGCCAAGTGCCGTGCGGAATGCTGCTCGCATACGTGGGTCGAGCATATCGACCTGCCTGCACTCGGGCTCCCTGCAGTAGTCGTCTCGGCCGAGGAGGTCGAATTGCACGCCGAGTTGGACACGCGCGGCGGCGAGCTGGAGTTCTATGGTTTCAAGATCCTCACCGATCGCGGCGAGCTGCTGATTGACTACCGCAACGAGTCGAACGGGTACTACGGTGGATCGCTTGTGTGGCCCGGCGATCATTTCTATGGCGGCGTGCGCGGTCAGAACGTGTCGGCGGGGGATTGGCAGCAGGTGGTGGCATGAGCACCTACAAACCCACCGTCTACGATGACGCCGTGCCCGCCGGCACGCCCGACATGTTCACCGTCGAGGAAGCCTCTCGCTGGTTAAGCTGCGCCCAGCCGGTCCCGCTTAAGCTGCTCCAGCGGCTTGGCAAAGACTGCACCATGGTGTCGCGGCTGCACAAACACCCGATGGGCACCAAGCCCACGCCCGACAAGCCCTGGCCGCAGGAAAAGACCTACTGTCGCGAGGTGATCGTGTTGGTGTTTCAGACCTGCCCGGATACGGCGCCGTTTGTTCCGTCAGTGGTGCAGCCGTGAGCAGTAAGACCGTAACGGCCGCGTTCGAGAAACTATGGAGGCGCGCCGACACGATGTGCCGCGACGAAACCACGGCGTTACTCATGGCCGCCTACACACAGGGCCGGCGCGAGGCACGAAATGAACTGAAGCGCCAGCGCCAGCTGGAGGCGCGGCGGAAGCGCTTGACAAAGGCCGAATAGTCCTTTACATTCGCCCTACACACCACACCAAGGATAAGCACATGTCTTACGAATTGAACGAAACGTTGGCCCGCAAAGTACTCGATACGGTCGACGCCGGGCTAGTCGACGGACTCGGTAAGCCCACACCAGGCGCCATGTGCGTCGAGGCGGCCGTGTGCTACGCCATGGGTTTGCCGCATAGCGACAGGCCGACATGTGTCGGCGACGCTGTGCGCATTTTCAAGATCCGTATCAACGACGCACTCTGGAGTTCCGATGCAGCCCGCACCGAGGGTTTGCGTCGCTTGGCTGTCGCGCAGCTCGGTTCAGATAGCATCGATCAACAGGAGTTCGTGCGCATTGTGACCGAACAGACTATTCGACAGATCGTGCCGCGGGCGCTACGTGCCAAGATTGGCAATCCGGCGCATAGTGAGAAACTCGAAGCAGCTGCGCGACAGTGTGAAAAGGACGGCAATCGCGAAGCTGCGTTAAATGCTAAGTCAGTAGCACGCACCTACGCCTACGCCTACGCCGCCTACGCCGCCGCCTACGCCGCCGCCTACGCCGCCTACGCCGCCTACGCCGCCGCCTACGCCGCCTACGCCGGCGTAGGCGGCGCCCGTGATGAAGTGCTGGCTACCGCATGCACGATTGCACTTAACGCACTGATCGAACTGCAATCGCCCGGCTGCCAGTTCTTGTATCTGTGCGATGCGGGGGCCTGAGTCATGGATACTCCCGACAATCACTTTACCCGACGCGCGGAAGCCCGCATGTCGCAGGGCCACACCCCCGAACGCCCCGCCGTGTGGCCGGTAGTGCTGCTGGCCATCGCGTGCTGGTGTCTGGTCGTGTGCGTCCTGACACTACTGGGCTTGCCCTTCGTGCGGTGGATCGTTGACCACGGCCACCCGGTGTGGCGCCACTAGCCGCAAACTGCCGATTGCGCTAAACTAACCGCCTGAAATCCACCACATAAGGCTAAACAATGGGTAAGCTTGTCCCGCGCTGGTATCAGGCCGAGGCCTGCAGCGCCATCATGGGCGCGCTCGTTGTCGCCGGTAACGCCAACCCACTCGCCGAGATTGTCACGGGCGGCGGCAAGGCCCTGCTGGCGGCGATGCTAGCCGAGGAAATTAACCTACAGTGGCCCGGCGCTCGTGTGATGGTGCTGGCGCCGTCCATGGAGCTGGTCAAGCAAAACGTCGACGAGGCCATGGGTTATCTACCCCCGGCGCTGGTGTCGCGCGTAGGCGTCTACTGCGCCGGGCTAAAGATGAAAGACCGCCTGTCGCAAATCATCTTTGGCACGCCTCAGTCCGTCACGCGCCAGGCCAAGCGCTTTGGCCGTATCGACTTTGTGATCGTGGACGAGGCGCACGGGTTCGACGTGGGCGCTAAGACCGCGCGCAAAATCGTCGACGAACTGACCGCCAACAACCCGGGCATGCGGTTCATCGCGCTGACCGCCACCGGCTTTTGCATGAAAGGCCAGAAGGTCGTCCCGCTCACACAATGCGGGCTGTTCAACGCGAAGGTGTACGACCTGACATCGGGGCGCAACTACAACCGCCTGGTGCGCGAGGGCTTCCTGGCACCGGTGGTCGCGCCCACGATTCGCTTCCCGCAGGTCGATACCGCAGGCGTCAAGACCAAGGGCGGCGACTTCGGCGAGGCCGAGCTGGCCCGCCGCGCCATGGAGGTCACCAAGGAAGCGGTCACTGTAGCACTCGATAACGCCACCGACCGCAAGCATTTCATGTGGTTCGCGGTGAACATCGAGCATGCCCAGATGATTCACCGCGCGCTGGTGGAGGCCGGCGAGTCGTCCGTGTTGATCCATGGCGACCTGGAGCACGGCGAACGTGTGGAAGGTATCGAGTCGTATCTAGCCAAGGCCCAGCGCCACGTGGTCAGCGTGGCCATGCTCACCACGGGATTCAACGCCAAGTTCGTTGATTGCCTGGTATGCCTGCGCCCGACCAAGTCGCTGGTGCTGTGGCGGCAGATCGTGGGGCGCGGCTTTCGACCTTATCCGGGCAAAGAGAACGTGCTGCTACTGGACGGTGGCGGCAACATCGCTCGGCATGGACCGATCAATGCCGCCGTGGACGAGGGCGACTCGCGCGCTGGCCTGTGGCGCTGCACCGATGAGGTCGTGCATATGCCCGTGCAGGCGGGCAAACAGAAAGCCATGCGCGAGAAATCGTCCATTCGCTTTCCGGTCAATAACCCCACCCAGCCCGAGCCGGACTTGCGCCTGGTGCTGGAGCTGATGGAGAAAGACACCGAGGCCTGCGGCTATTTAAACGACGCCGAGCACATGACTTGTCGCCAGTGCGGCCGGCCGCGCCAGGGCTTCCTGGCATTGCGCCAGCGCCGCGAGAAGACCGAGCGGTCCATCTTTGGCGAGGGCGACTCCTACGAGCTGCACGATGAGGATTCGGTCGTGCTCAAGGATGAGGCCTGCAAACTGACGCGCCAGCTGGAGGTGCGCGATATGTCCGTCGTGCCCGAGGGTAACAGCGTGCTGAACTTCGCTTTCACGACCGACTTTGGCCCCTACGCCTTGCGCCTGGACTTCGATCGCACCCAGGCGGACCCGAAATTCTACGCCCAGGCCCGCAAGTTCTTTCAGGCGGCCACCGGTCGCAACGTGCCGGGCGAGGCTTACCGCGTCGTCTTGCAACGTGAACTGATCCCGCAGCCTGTTGACATTACCCTTACAAAGTTTGAAAATGGTCAGGTATTCCTTACGGAATGCCGATTCATCCATGAGGGTAATCTAAGGAGTTTCCGTTATGACCCGCGCTTTTAAGTTCGAACTGAATGCCCGCGTGATAGAGATGCACGGCGACAGGCGCGGGTGCGTCCGCGATAGCCGCAAATACGAGCCATGGAAAGGCGACGCCGCCATTAATATCTACCTGATCCAGTGGTTTTGCGGGGGTGTGGACTGGGTGTGGGAAGACGAGCTGGCGCTCGATCAGTGAAGGCTTCATTACGACACAAGATCGAACATGCGCTAGCCGATGGCCCAGGCACCGCCGCTGACATCGCTGCGGAACTTGACCGCAACTCACGGCTTACCGGCGCCTATCTACGTGACCTGTGGCGCCGCGGCGCGCTAACTCGCCGCGCCTACTACCCGCCTGAGCGCGGGCCGTCTATTCGTCGCGTGGTGTGGATGTACTCGCTATGAACTACTACAAAGACGTGAATAAAGCGCTACAATCACGAAAGACCGCCACCGAGCCCACCACATGACCACACAGCTATTTCTCGACTTCGAGACCTCAAGTAACTGCGATCTGGCCGTGTCTGGTCTGGCGCGCTACTTGGCCGATCCGTCCACACGCGCCACCTGTTTCACGTGGCGCTTCCCCGACATGCCCGCGGCGGAGCTGTGGGAGGCCGGCCAGATCGTGCCGCAACGCATCGTAGCGCACCTGGCTAGCGGTGGTGAGTTCGTAGCCCACAACGCACCGTTCGACTTCCACATCTGGAACGACGTGCTGCGTCGGGATCCACGCTACGCCCATTTGCCCGAGCTGAAGATTGAACAGGTGCGCTGTAGCGCCGCCCGTGCACGCTACAACGGCCTGCCGGGCTCGCTGGCCGGTGCGTGCGAAGCGATGGGGCTGCCGGTGCAGAAAGACACCGAAGCCAAGCCGATCATGCTGCTACTGGCCGCGCATCCCGAATACACGCCCCAAACGCACCCGGAGGAGTACGCGCGGCTGTACAAGTACGCGCTGATCGACACGGATGCGATGTTCGGCTTGTGGAATGCGACCGTACCGCTGCCGCCGCTGGAGCAGCAGTTCTTTGAGCTACACATGCGCGTGTCGATGCGTGGCTTCGGCTGCGATGTCGAGGCTGCCCAGGCCATGGAGGATTTGACTGCCTTCGCCGAGGCCCAGCTCAACTATGACCTAGCCGTGGCCACGCAGGGCGGGCTGTTGTCCACCACCGAGGTGGGCAAGATCAAGGACTATGCGGCGACCATGGGCGAGGATATGGACGACGCCGGCCGCGAGACACTCAAAACCCTGATGGGGCGCCCGGACCTGCCCGCGGCGCTGCGTGAGGTGTTGGCCCTGCGCCTGGACGCCTCGCGCGCCCCTAAGAAAGCCGGCGCGATCCTGCGCGCCCATGTGGACAGCCGCATGTGTCACGCGACTGTCTACCACGGCGCGCTGTCCGGTCGCACCACCGCGCGCGGCTGCGGCGGCGTGCAGTTGCTCAACGTGGCCCGTCCGCGCCCTGGCCGCTCGGCCGAGGATTGCGAGCGCTACCTGGACGCATGCAAGCGCCACGACATCGGTTACCTGTCTAGCCCGGAAGTGGGCCCGATCCTAGCTGCCCTGGCCGATGCGCAGCGTTCGCTGTTCTGCGCTACCAAGCCGGGCCACACGCTGGTCGATGCGGACTTGTCCGGCATCGAAGCGCGCATGAGCCCGTGGCTCGCTAATGACGAGGAAATGTTGACCGTCTATGAGGCGGGTGGCGATCCTTACAAAACGTCGGCTGTGGGTATTTTCGGTGTCGAATACGCGGATGTCACGAAAGATCAGAGACAGGTAGGAAAATGCGCCTCCCTCGCATTATCTTACGGCGGCGGGGATGGCGCGTTTGTCTCGATGGCGGCGAACTACGGCGTGCACCTCGAACCGGACGCGGTGACCGACATCGTATGGAAATGGCGTGAAGCCCGCCCCGCCTTTGAGCGCTGGTGGGCCGTGCTTGAGTACGCCGTGCTGATCGCGCTGGACCAGCCGGGCAAGCGCGTGCGCGTGCCCGTGGGCCGTGGCTGGTGCTCGGAGGTGACCTTCGTGCGTGACCAGCACGCATTGCGCATGGAGCTGCCAAGCGGGCGCGCGATCAGCTACCACAATGCCCGCCTGTACCTGGACCCGGGTGCGAGTGCGCCGATCGCCGTCTATGACAAGCCCGAGGGCTACGTCGAGACGCTCGACCGCAAGATCCTTTCCAACAACATGACGCAAGGGCTTGCCCGCGACCTGTTCTGGCTGATCATGCTGTCGGTCGATAAGGTCGAGGACATCGTGCATGAGGTCTATGACCAGATGGTGCTGGAAGTGCCGATTGAACGTGCCCACGAGCGCCTGGAGCAACTGCTGGAGCGTATGCGCATCGCGCCGAGATGGGCGCCAGGGTTGCCATTGGAAGCGGCTGGCTACGTATCGCCGCGCTGGAGAAAGGATTGATGAATAGCCTGCCGATCATGCTCCCCGACGCTGCCTGCCAGCGCGTGCTGGCGGCTATGGCGTAAAGACCAACTATCCATTACACTCACCACACAATCACCACAGGCAGACCGATATGAGCAACACCATGATTGACGCGCTGGAAGCCGGCGCCAAGTGGGGCACGCTGACCCTTTCCGAACAGATCGCCGCCCGGGCTATCGCACGCCGCCTGGTGGCGATGGCTACCGATGGCGCCTCGGCCGAGGATTGGCAGCAGCTCGCCGGCTATGCCAAATGGGCGCAGCACCCCGACGCGCTCAAGGCCGCTAAGCCCACATTGACCGTCGCCGGCCATTGGGTCGATTGGCGCGGCGGTTCGTTCCTGCCCGCACTAGCGTCCACGCGAGTCGATATTCAGTACCGAAGCGGTCGCGTCACTAAGAATATTTCAGCCGGTGCTGTTTATTGGCAGCATACCGGCCATACCGCAGATGTCATTGCCTATCGCATCGCGGATTGACCGCGCCGCAAGTTTAGCGTTACACTCCGCTCACATATACAAACGGAACGCCCGACAATGACCAAGACCGCCGCTTCGGAACGCAAGCCCGAGGACTATTACACCCTGCCGCTGGATCTGTTTTCGGTCACCGACTTGACCGACGCCCTGGGCATCGAGCGCGCGGCGGCCTTGCTTGGCACGTCCAGCCGGGCCATCTATACCGTGCGCAACACGAACGAGATGGGCTTGGAGCGCGTTGGCAAGCTCCAGGCGGCCATCCGCGAGGACGAGACGGGCCATCGTGCCCGCCTGGTCCAGATGCGTAACCTGCAGTCCATCCGTAGCGCACAGCGCGCTGCCCGCTAAACCCTCACCCCACCACCGGAGAACACCATGCAACTGATTTTCAACAATCTAGATGAACTGAACGACATGCTCAAGGCCATGGGCTATGTGCGCCGTGACACCATCGCAGAGCTGACCTGCGGGGAAATTACCCTGCGTGGCAGTGAGCAATTCGTGAAAGACCTAACCGAATCTGGCCAATTCGACCGCGCTGCCGAGACTGCGTTGCGTGACGTCGACAACCTGCCCGACGATGGCGTGCCTGAGCCCGCTACCAGCGGCCACACTCCCGAGCCGGCCAAACGCAAGCGCCGCACCAAGGCCGAGATTGAGGCCGAGAAGGCCGCGCAGTCGGCGGCCGCTATTGTGGTAGCCACCGAGACGGGCGACGAGCCTAGCGTCCCGCAGACGAGCCCGCTGGACAATCTCAAAGCGGAACCCGCCGTGGCGTCAAATGGCGGCCAGGCCCGTGCGGAGATTGCCGAAATGGCTGCGCTGTTCGACGGCGCTGACCGCCTGGCGCATATCAATGAAGGCCGCGACTTCATCGCCAAGCACGGCTTCCCGACCTATAACGAGACGATGCAGCTGGCCGACGTGCCGGCCAACATCGCCGGCCACACGCCCGAGCAGGTGAGCCGTCACCGTGCGGCGATGGCCTGGAAGGCTACGCAGCTGGCGGGAGGCTAAGCCATGACTACCTGGGAACCGGTACGTTGGGCGCTTTTCATCCTGATCATGCTTAACGTGGCTACCGCTGCGCACCAGCACGGGCGTTCAGGTCGGGTGTCGCGCGGAGCGATCAACACGGCCGCAGGCATTCTCTTTACCGTCGCACTGCTGCTGGCCCTGACGAACTTCGAGCTTTAGTCAGATTCGCAGACACGAAACGAAAGGGCCGCTCACGCGGCCCTTTCTTATTTGCGCTTGCGGTCCTGCGCCATGTAGCCATCCGCGATGCCCGTGAGCGCCATGAGTGCGGCCTGCACGTCGTAGCCGTCCTTCGCGCCCTTGGAATCCTTGCCGCCGGCCTTGCGCTGTACGCTGTAGGCGATCGCCTCGGCCTGCTTGGGGGCCTTGCCACCCTCTTTAATTTCGGTCTTGATGTTTTCCGAGCGGGCTTTATCGCTCTTGCCTTCGATGAGGGGCATATCGGCTAGCTCTGTAAGGGTGGAAGGGATGACCGGCTCGGGCAGATCGTCAAAGCCGGCCCAGCGCGATGCCGTATGCTCGTCGTTCAAATCCGGCACGAACGCATCAGGTAGCGCCGCACCGAAACACGCAAAGCCGTCCTTGGTTGTGAACAATGGTGTCAGCGGGCCGGTGTAATCGAGCCCGATTTCTGCTTTGGTCTCGCGCCGCGCGGTCTGCTCGGCCGACTCGCCCTGCTCGATCGTGCCGCCAGGAAAGCCCCAGCGCCCACCCTGTACTGCAGACGGGCGACGCTTGAGCCACAGCACACGGCCGCCATGCGTGAACATCACACCAGCGGCCGTGGGCGCTGCCATGGTTACAGTGCGCTGACCGTCAGGCGAGCGAATACGAACTCCACCACACCAGGCTGCAGTATCTTCTTGCCGCTCGGCGCCTTGTATCGACGCATGAAGCCTCCCGTCAGGTCGTAGCGCTTGGACACCGCCGGCAGCGTAATGGTCAGGTTCTGCCCCAGCTTGGTGCGGTTGGTCACCTCGTACTGGTAAATCTGCTCAAACAGCGACAGTGACGCGCTGTCCGCCTTCAAGGTGATGCCGAGGGGGATTTCGTTAAACACGAAACCCGCCGACAGCTGGCCGTCGATCCCCATCGAATACTCTCCGTTTTCAACATTTTCAAAGTCGAAAGCGTCATCCGCGCCGTAACCCTGCAGGCGCTGGGCCTGTGGGAATAGCGCCTCGGTCGTCATCGCGAGGACCGAGTTAGCAACAGTGAGTGTGCCTGCCATGTCGGTTCCTTAAATGACCGCGGTGGAGTTGATGGTGATCTGCTGAATCGAGCCGCCATCTGTGTACCAGAAGGTAGCCGCCGGGCTGGTGCGATTCTGACGTGCCTGCGCAACGTTGGCCGGGTCGCCGAACAGACAATACCAGCCCTGCGTCTGCAGCGTCGTGCTGATGGTCCGGCCAGCCTGGGCGTCCACCTGGTTCTGCTGGCTCTCCGACAGCGTCACACCCTGGCGGATGATGCCCGAGACGACGCCCTGGTTGGCCACGTCGCGCACCGCGCTATAAAGCTCTGTGTAGCCGTCCTGGTTGTATGGGATCGAGTTGTAATTGATCAGCGCCTGGTAGAGCGCGAGCTGAATCTGGCGGTTGAGATAAATCTGGTCGACGTAGGTGTCGAGCCACAGGAACGAGCCGGACAGGTAGCCGTTTACCGACGTGGTGAAATTGTTGGCCGCATTGGCAAACGCGCCGATATAGCTGTAGTGGTTCGAGTCGAGCGCATCGGAGGTGGGCTTATCGGTCACCGTGGCCGCCGTGCCGGCGACGAACTGGCGCGAATCGTAGTTCGTACGACCGTTCTGAACACTGAAGTTGATGGAAGCCGCCCAACCCATCGAGGCGCCGGCCGTGTCGACACCACCGTAGAGCGGCGCCGTGCCCTGATAGGGCTGCGCGAACACCTGCGCGCCGAACGAGACGGCGTTGTTTGGCACGATCGAGGCCGCTTCGGTATCCCAGGCCATGTAGGCATACTGGAAGTTCTGCCCGCTATTCCATGCGGCATAGGCCAGACGGTCGGCAATCACGGCCGCGTAGCTGGTCGTGAAGGTCATCCAGTTGGTCGTCTGGCTGATCGCGCGGTTCATCACCGAGGCGGGCGTGTCAGCGGCCGCACCGGTCGCCTGATTGAACGCGCCCACGCCCGCCGAGAGGCCGACAGCGGTCGCCAGCGTGCCGGTGATGGGCGAACACACGGCCGTCGGACCGGTGGCCGTCGTGGTCAGCGTGAAGCGCTGGCGCTGTGCGTCGTAGGCGATCGTGAAGTCGGGCGAGGTGAAGGCCGCCAGCATGATCGTCGCCGCGTTGGCGAAGCTGGTGGCCGCGGCCAGGTTGATGGTCGTGGAGGTATGCAGCGCGGCCGTGGTCACGATCAGCGTGCCGGTCAGGCTCTGCAGCGCGGCTAGGGTCAGGTTCGCCGTCGAGGCGCCATACACGCCGGCCGGGGCTGCCGTCAGCGCGTAGCCCACGAACTTCAAATCGAACGGCAGCTGGCCACCGTTGACGATGCCCGGGAAATAGTTGTTGGCCAGTGTGGTTTCCGGCGCGGCGGGGCCGAACCAGTTGGACACAGCTAGTGCGCTGGTCAGGTCGAGCACCTGGCCGGGCGGCACGGAAGGGTCTTGCGTCACCACCAGGCCGTTCTGGCTGGAGCCCGCGCCGCCACCCGGGACGACACCCGGCAGCACCTGCACTTTCTTGCTAATAGGGATAGTCACGGGTCGGGCTCCAGGAAAAGGGTTGCGAGAGGGATTCTATAGCAAATCAGGGCGGCAAGTTGTCCGCCACGATGAGGGTTGTGGGCGGCACTTCGGTGAAGAAATCCTGCGGCAGCGACACGGTCTGACTGACTTGCGCGTATAACTTGATCATAAAGCGCTGCTCGTACATCTGCTCGCCGTTGGCAAAGTTCAACTGCACGGGCTCGTCGGCGTAAAGCGGTGTGAAAACAGCCGATGCGGCGTTGTTGTCGCAGCCCCACAGCGAGCGCCAGGCGATGGCGAAGGTATCGGCCCAATCGGGCGCGAGCGGCCCGTAGCAATCCACCTGGTAGTAGTAGGTCGTGGAGCGTTCCACGATCTGGAAGCCACCAACGGGGTCGTAGGTGCGCACGCCCTGGTTCTGGCGTAGGCGCACGCCTGGCTGGATCACCGCATAGGTGCCCACGGGCGTCGCGGCCATGTTCGGGTTGGACTTGAACACGCTGGCCTGATCGGGCACGTCCAGCAGCTGCACGATCCACTGCCACACGCCGTTGAACACGACATCCTCACGGGCGCTAAGAGTCGCTACCGCACTCATGGCGCAGGTACCGTGCCGTTGGCGATCAGCGCTTGCAGCTGCGCGAGCGTAGTGGCGTTGACCTGCCGGGAGACTTCCACGCTGCACCAGGTGGGCCACCACTCATTCACGCGACTGATGTACCACCACTCGCCGCCAATGTTGAGGATGTCGCCGCCTTGGCCGTCGGGCCGGCTCATGTCGGCCAGGTTGCCGTACGCGTAGACGGTCGTGAAGTCGGTGGAGTAGTTCAGCGCGCGGTCGTGCACCCGCCCGCTGTGGTCCTTCGCCTGGACCTGCACTGTGATGGCTAACGTGGTGAATGTCGGCGTCAGAATGCCCTGGTTGTTGGTGTAGCCCGTGGAGCTGTACCACATGGCCGGCACGTCGTCATTGACCGACGTAATCGCCCCGCGCACGATGTCGTGCATGTTGAGAAAAAACCCCATTAGCGCACCTCACACGACATGTGCGTACACCTCGGCAGGCTGCGCCCAAGTCCGGCCTGTCTTGATCATGCTGATCATTGTGCGCGAAACGCCATATTCGGCCGCTAGTAACGCTTGCGAAGCGCCCGCAGCCAATTGCGCTTGGATCGCATCAACCTGTTCGGGCTGCAGCTTATAACGCGCGTTGGGATTGGTTCGACCGTGGAAACGACCGCGTTTTGCTGCATGTTCTTGGTTCGCTACTTTGGTGCACCATTCCAAGTTTTCGACGCGGTTGTCCAGCTTGTCGAGGTTCTTGTGATTAACGTCAGGCCACTGTTCGGGATTCGGCAAAAACGCCTCAGCTACCAAACGATGCACGCCAAACACACGGCTAGTTTTGGGCGCGACTTTGAATCCGATACCCAGATAAAGACGTTTGTGCCCGTAAGTCACGGGCGACAATACTTTCTCGGACACCTTGTAACTGGCGCCTGTGCTGCGCATAACAGTGCGAGCGCGCCGCCGCACGCGACCCCGGTTGCTCACGTCGTATTGACTTTCAAACCCTACAACCGGCTTCCACTGCTCCATTAGTCTTTCCCCATGGCCACTTCGGACTCGATGGAGTTTGACAGGTGTCCGGTCAGAATCAAACCATGTGAAAAGCCCTTGAACTCGGCCCACGACTCGGCGTTATCTGCCGGCCATTCGAGCACAGTAGCGCGCACGTCCTCTTTCATCACCTGGCCCACCGTGCCCAGCGCCGACTCGGCGCCTTCGCCGTTCTTTAGTAGCGTCGTGAACGCGTTGGCCCAGGTGCTGGACTCTTTGGCAAACGTGGTCGACATGAAGGGTCGCGGATGATTCTGCCCCTCGCCGTATTCGAGCGCGGCGGCAATGAGCGCTACCGGCATGCCGGCGCGCGGATCCGGGCGCTTCTCGCCTGTGGCCGCGTTGGTCAGCACGGCAGCCGGATACGTCGCACCGGATAGCACGCCAGCGCGTACGCTGCCCGGCTTGAACTGGTCGGCCATGCTCGATGGCAGGCGCAGCCCGCGGCGAGTCACGCTCACGGCACGAACCCTTCCGGCACGAACCCGACGACAGGGCGCGAGCCGTAGGCGATCGCAAAACCGATGCCACTACCGCCGTTGAAGGCGTATTTTAGCGAGCGGAACGGCGCGGTGAAGGTCCAGTACATCGCGCCGTACTTGGTCTGCAGGAACCAGGGCGCGATGGCCGAGCCTGCCGGCATGACATATTCAAACGAGGCCGTCACCGTGCCTTCCGTCGCCTGGCTGATGCGGCCAGGCGGCGGGTTAGTCGGCACGGTCGGGTTGGCTCCAAAGATGGTCAACAAGTGCGCCACCAGCATGTAGAACAGCTGGGTGCGAAAATCCACGTCCATCACGGGCGAGTTGTCCGTGTTGTCGAGGATCGCCTGCTCGGCCAGAATGAACATCGCCGTCAGTCGACCCGTCGACACCGAGGTAAACTCGGGGTACTCGGCGATGAAGGCCGCCGGATCGAAGACGACGATGGCCATGGTTTAAGCCTTGCCCGGATCGTCTTCGCCGTCGTTCTGGATCACACCCGGCAGATTGTTCGGGTCGATCGCCTCGAACCCGTTACGGTTCTTGGTCTTGTCGTTGGCTTCCTCGATCAGATCGTCGCCGTCGCCGTTGGCGAACACGAACTCGTTCTTGAGCCACAGCGCATGCGCATGCTGCTTCTGGATGGCTTCCCAGTGCTCGACCGGCACATTCTGGGTGATGCCATGGCCGGCGATGTTGAACGGCGAATTGGCGCCGTGCAGCTTGACCACCGGGCCGGCGGTACCATCGGCAGCGAGCAGGTGAACGGTCAGGCCCTGCGGCAGTTTGCAGGCGATGGAAACGGTCTTAGCGGAACGCTTGGGAGCGGGCATGGAAGATTCTCCGTGTAGGTGGGCGAACGGTTTGGTGCGGTCAGCATATCAAACAAAATGAGCCTAGAATAGTTGTTGACATCGCCGTGAGGTGCGCCTAAGCTTCATCCACACCACAGGAGACAGCGCCATGACCACGATGATTCCCGAAGCCAAGTTTTGCACCCACCAGGCGGTCAACGGCCGTCATTATGGCGTTTTCGTGGTAATGGGCCATCGCTGGTCGGAAACGGTCGGCGAGCACATCTACGGCGTGGTGCAGGTCAACGAGAAGGGTAAGCCGGTCAGTCGCGAAATGAACATGGTTGAATCCGCGCTCACGGCGGCTTAGCCGTGAGCTGGCCCTGTCGCTGCCGCCGCAAAGCCTGCCAGGCCCGCCAGACGATCCGCTGGCACCCTGAGTCCTATGTGCGTCCGCCTAAGTGCCGGCACTGCGGCAAAGGGCTGCTACGGGTCGACGGGTGGCGCCAGGCGCACGAGCGGCACCGCAAGGACACTTGCCGGCCCGACCGTTCGGGCTGCCAGGGTTATCACTTTCCGCATCGGCGCGGCTCGCGCTGGTGCGACCACAATCCGGCCCTGACACCGGCCATGCTAGAGGAACGCGAACGATGGACACGCTGATATGAGCACCGCCCTGCAGCTCAACCCGCCACTGCCGATGACCTGCCCAAAGGGCGAAGGCTTCGCGCACCTGCTGATCGACTACGGCCCGGAATCAGATCTGTACTGGACGATCTTCATCACCGAGACCGGCGAGGTCTGGACGTACGCCAACCGGCACGTGCGGGCCAGCAAGAACATCACGCTAGGCCGCACGCTAGCGCCGAAGGCTGCGCCCGCGCCCGCTGTCGAGTCCGACGACGAGCTGCGCGAGCGCTTGCTAGGCATCATGGCGGGCTGCGGCGCTGCGGCCGAACGGGCTGCGGCCGTCCAAGTAGCTAGCGGTGCAGCATTGGATGAGGTTGCGGGGCTTTATGGCATCCGGCGCCGCACGCCTGCGCCTACGTACTTTAGTGGTCCGCCCTATGGCGGCCCACGATGAACAAGCCGCATCTCACCAAGTCAAAACACTACCCAGCATGGTACTGCGCGGATGGTCGCTGGTGTGGTTGCGGCCCGACCGCGCAGGCTGCCTTTATTGCTTGGCGCATGCGGACGCCTGGTGACAGTTGGGTCCATAACCAACCAAGTGCTATCCAAAGCCGCTGGTTGCATGCTACGGGTGGGGGAGTCGTGCGCATCACCGTGTCATAAAGAAAGGCCGCCTTGCGGCGGCCTTCCTGTTCGAGCTGCGGCGGCGCCCACTCCGCCGGAGGTCTCAAACGACACTAGCATATCAAACTGAGTGCTGTGCTAAGCATTGCGCCCCACGCGTCAGACGTGATAACCTGAAGCCATGAACGCACCTATCACCACAGAAACCTGGCTGGCTCGTTTCGCCGCAAAACACGGCGACCGCTACACCTATCCGCCGCAGACGATCCACGGCGGCAAGGCCAAGATCACCATCATCTGTCCGGATCACGGACCCTTCAAGCAAGCGGCGGGCAAGCACGCTGAAGGCGACCATTGCCGAGAATGCAGCTACATCGCGCGCGGTGATAGGCAGCGCTTCGACACGCCAGCTTGGATCGTCAAAGCCCGCGCAGTGCATGGTGACCTGTATGACTATAGCCACGTGGAATATCGCGGCGATCAGCTATGTGTGGCGATAGGCTGTGCAGCGCACGGTCCTTTCAAGCAGGTAGCAGGCTGGCACACACAGGGGCGAGGCTGCCCCGCATGCGGAAACCTGCGCAAAGCAGCGGGGCGCCAGAAAGACTTGGCGCATTTCGTGGAACGTGCGCGCGCCGCCCATGGCGACAAATACAACTACTCGCAGACGGTCTACCGCCAGGCACTCGACAAAGTCACCATCGTCTGCCCTAAACACGGACCATTCGAGCAGACTCCTGCAAACCACGGACACGGCTACGGGTGCCAAAAATGCGTCAGCGGCGCCCCTTCACCGACCGAGTGCGACCTGTTCGCTTTCGTGCAGGCGCTCTGTCCTGACGCCTACCAGTCCGATCGGACCATCATCAAGCCGAAAGAACTAGACATCGTCGTGCCGTCGCGTGGCGTAGCTATTGAGCTAAATGACGTGTACTGGCATTCCGATCGGCGCACGCGCGAGCGGGCCGCAGCACGTATTAAGCATCAAGCGTGCAAGGCTGCGGGCTACCGGCTGATCGCCATTGCCTGCAAGGACTGGACCGAGCGGCGGGCGCCTTTCGAGAATCTGCTACGGGCGGCGCTGGGCTGCGACAACCGTCCGGCGCTGCATGCTCGCGATTGCACGGTTGAGCCGATTCCTAATACCGAAACGGTAGCGTTTCTCGATCGTCACCACCCGCAGCAGCCGGGCGCAGTCTATGCACACCGGTTCGGACTCGTGCACCCCGCGCACGGCCTGGTCGCGGTGATGACGTTAGCTAAGGACGCTTATGACCGCAACCGCGTCGAGTCGGGCGTGTGGGATCTCACGCGGTTCGCTACGTCAGCGCGCGTGCGGGGCGGCGCATCCAAGTTATTCGCGCACGCCGTGCGCACGCTGGGCTGCCGCGAAGTTGTTTCCTACTCCGCCAACGACTGGTTCGACGGCGGCACGTACGCACACATGGGCTTCGAGCTGGCGCGCGAGATCCCGCCTGACTATCGCGTGTATCACCATGCACTCGGCTTCCGGCCTAAGAGTTCCTGGGCCCGTAAACAACTGCCGGCGCGGCTGCGACAGATAGGCCGCACCGACTTGGCATTCGATCCCGCGACTGATCTCCGTACCGAATGGGACATCGAGGACGCCGTGAACGCTTTTCGCATGTGGGACAGCGGGAAGAAACTGTGGCGTTGGATGCAGAAAGGCCCGGCATGAGCCGGGCCTTTCTAAACGTTAAACTATCGTTAACGACTACACCCCAAGGGTCTGTGCACACGCCAGAGGACGAAAGATCACTGCACCCCACGATCCGGCGCTTTTCTTCTGGCGGTAGTACGAGCTGTACGTCTCGATCGCATGCGCGCGCATCTTCTCGGTAAACGAACAGGTTGCCGATTCCTGACCCTCGATGACCGGTGCCCACAGCTGCACCAGGCGGCCGGCAGCCGTGTCGAACTCCGGCACGGTGACGATGGACATCTTGGGGAACGCGTCGCGAATCAGCTTGGCGGCGGACAGACCATAGATGTTCGTGTTGTTGAGGTTGGCTGCTGCGCTCGGAGCGACGGCCAGGCGCAGCTCGTCTTCCTGCTCGATGATGCCCGCCGACTGGGTGACCAGCTGGCCGTACCTGGTCACGATGTCGTTGTAGATCGCATCCGGGGTTGCGGTTGCCCAGTTGACCGGAGCGGCTACCGGGGCCACGAGGCGCGGGTCGTTGGTCAGGCCGTAATTCTGCAGGCCAGCCACGCCGAACAGGTACGTTGAGTTCAGGAACTTGGCGATACCCAGCGCGCTGGAATAGTTGAGCTGGGCGGCCCAATCCACACGGCCCGCGCCGGCCATGGCCAGCTCGCGCTGACCCCAACGGGTCCAGGTCTGGAAGAAGTAGGACTGGCGCTGCGGATAGTTGACGTTCGTGTTGCTGGTGCCGTCCGACGAATAGTCGCCGTAGGTGGCGACACGTGTGGTCGGCTCAGCCTGGATGAAGGCAGCCGTCAAGGTGGTCCAGTCGCCCTTCTTGGACTCGCTGACAATCTCGGCGGCCTTCATCGGGGCGACGAGGACTTCGATCACCTTTGGGTCAACGTAGGTGGTCAGGAACGTGGGGATACCCGCGTTCGGGGTGCCGATAAGGGTCGGCGTCAGGCTCGCTGCGTCCATCGCGTAAGCACTGGAGGGGGTCGAGATGTCGGTCACACCCGGGGCCAGCACGACACCGCGCGAGGCAAGCTGGGCGATAAGCTGAGAGTCTTTCATGGTCATGTGTCCCTTATGCGCCCGTGTTGCTGATGATGACGGTGGCGCCCACCGTCGCCGACTCACTGACCAGCGTGTAGCCGGTGTCGATGAGGTTGCCGGCGATCGTGGCGCCGATGTTGATGAGGCCGGTGGTAAAATCCCACGCGATTAGTGCGCCGCGCGTCGGTGAGCCGGTGATGGCGTCGGCCTTCACGAACCAGTCACCCGTGCCGAACAGCGACACCGGCTGGCCCGGCTGGATCGTGTATCCCGACTCGGCCAGATAGGTCACGATCTGCGCGTTATTCACGCGGTTCACGAAGCCCAGGCGCTGGATCGGTGCCGGGGTCACGCCCGGAATGGAGGTGACGGTGCCGTCGGTGTTGAGCACGGCGAAGCGGCCCACACTGACACCTGATGCGTCGGCCACGCACTTACCGGCGCCCGACAGCTTGAAGACCATCGGGTTAGTCGACGCGAAATCGCCGGGGACTGCCTGGGCCGGATTGATGTACACCTGATTCTGAAACATGGTTGTTTTTTCCTTTAGCCCAGGTTGCGGATCTTGGAGAGGGAGGCTAGCACGCCGTTCTGGTAAGTCGTGACACCAGCGGAATCCATAGCCATCTCGGTCTGTTGGCGCACACCGGCCGCGCGGCCAGCGGTCGCCACGTAGGTGTCCCACGCCACGCGCGCCTGGCCCTTAGGCACATTCGCCGGGTCGATGCCCACGGTCTTGAGCGCTTCGCGGTAGATGCCGGCGGCGCTGTCCATGGCGATGACATCGCCGAGCACGCCACGCGTGACACGCTTGGCACGCTCCACACCCGCCGCACGCTCGCGTTCCTGCTTAAGCGCAGCAGCGACAGCGGTCTGGGTGTGCTTGCGCACAGCGGCGTCCATAGCGATGGTCTTACCGCCACGCGCCGGGGTGCCTTCCTGCTCGGCCTGCTTGGGCATGGGGTATTCACCCTCCTCGTCCATCGCGCCTTCGCCTTCGCCTTCGCCTTCCTTGGCCTCGTCCTCGGCGCCCTTGGACTTCACGGCCGGATCCAGCTCGCCGTCTTCCGCCTCGCGGCCTTCCTTCTTGGTCGGATCCTCGTCCTCGGCGTTTTCAGCGTTGGCGGCATTGGCCATCGGCTCAGCCGCGGGCTTCGCTTCGCCCGCGTTGCCGCCCAGCTTGCCGTGGATATTCTCCAGCAAACCGGCAATGTGCTTGAGCGCCTGGCCTACCTGGGCCATTGCGGAATCTTCGTGATTTTCGCCTGCAGCCGAGCCGGGAGGCCCACCTGCCGGGAGGTTATTCTCACCTGCCATTTCGTCTACTCCTTGCATGGATGGGTTCGGCCCTTGCGGGTCAAATAGTGCGCTATCGGCGACGTGCGCGCCACTAGCGCGTCCGTCGTCGACCAGTGCGACGTGGTTGCCTTCGATATTGCGCATTACGCCATCGTGGCGCCGGCCGTTCACTTCGCCGGCCTGCATATCGGGCTTGTAACGGTAACCGCACGACAGATCGGTCATGGCTTCGGATTCGATCAGGTCAATGGCCTTGCCATCGGATACGAGCAAATCGCCGCGCAGGTGCTTGCCGTCAAATTTGACCGAATGGACCGCGCCGGCCTGATATTCCTTGCGCGGGTCGTCGGCGGTCTGCGGGATGTGCTTGATCATCAACGGCACGCCCTCGAAGGTCGACGCCGCCCTGGCCATCTCGTCCGGGTCGCGATACAGGTCATAGACGTGATTGGGTTTGAGGCCCAACTGGTCATAGCCTGGGATCTCCGAGCCGCGGTAAGGGTTAATTTCCGCCGTGGACAGAATGCAGTTCTTGACGCGCATCCGGCCATCCGCGTCGCGGCTGCGCGCGGTCTGCTTATCGAAAGCAAATATGATGCGGTTATCAGGCATGCGTCGCATGGTAGCTAAGCGCGCACGCGTGCGCAATTAGTGAACGTGCGAGTTTATGCTGTCAAGGTGTTGACACGTCAATCTAAGAGTGTGAGAATGCCTTTACCATCCACCATAGGGCTAGACATGAACGCGAAGTTTGAGAAGTGGTACATCGACCTGATTAGCAACAAGCTAGCCCGTGCGCACAACAATCCTCTAGGTATGCCTACAGATGGCGACATGCGCCGGGCTATGGAGATGGGCTGGCAAGCTGCCATCCAGTCCCTTGAGGTGACGCCTGAGTTGTCGTCGATTGCTCACGAGGCGTATTCGGTAAAGCTTGTGTCTGGTGCGCACACGGCATACGAGTGCTGGGATGCTGCCCTCACCGCCGTATTCAACGCGATCAAGGAGTAGGCGAAATGAGTGAAATTATCGAATTCATTGAGTTTCCTAAGCTGGCTAGACTGGCTCGGGAAATCGTCGTTACAGAAAAGTTAGACGGCACGAATGCTCAGATTTATATCACTGAAGACGGACTTCTGTTGCCCGGAAGTCGAACACGATGGATCACGCCTAAAGATGACAACTTCGGCTTTGCTGCGTGGGTAAACGAGAACCGCGATGAAATATTGAAGCTTGGTCCGGGCCGCCATTTTGGCGAGTGGTGGGGCTGCGGCATTCAGCGGGGGTATGGCCTGAGAGAGAAACGATTTTCTCTTTTTAACGTGACTAGATGGGACGGCGATGGCCGCCCTTCATGCTGCCACGTTGTTCCGACACTGTATCGAGGCGAATTCAGTCAGGAATCCATCAACGCCGCCCTGTCTGAGTTGGCGATGAATGGTAGCCGCGCAGTTCCTGGCTTCACTAAGCCCGAAGGGGTAGTGGTTTTTCACGTTGCCGCTGGGGTTGGATTCAAAAAGACCATCGAGAAAGACGACGTGCCGAAAGGGATGCAGCGATGATAACCCCCGACAACCGCGCTATGCGGGAGCTGGTGGATGCGATCAAGAAGGACGCGAATCGCTACCTGAAGGGCGAATGCTCTTACGAAGAATACCTGAGGCTTCATAAGCACGCCGATGCACTGAAAGAAATCCTTGAGCGTCCCGTGGTGGTTGGTGCCGGTGAGGTTCGCCTTTGGGATACGCAATGGATAAACATCGTCAACCACGACAATTGCTATCGCGACTGGTCGAAGGATGACGCTATCGCACATGCCGTGAAGATGACTGAGAAAGCTATCGCCCGAAACGTGGCTGACGGGAAATTGCCGCCACGCGAAGAAACGACCGAATCGATGGTGAGGGGGAAGTCGTGAGCGACTTGCTTACCATGAACCAAGTTCTAGAAGTAACCAGTGATTACCCGGGCCGGATGAAGTCGGCTTACGTCCAATGGTACGGCAGGGGGCGCCGCCAGAACCGGTGCACGCCAGCAAAGGTCTTTGACCCTCTGCACGCTGAGTTCCATTTCACGCTTGACGGCGCGTCGGAGCCTGGGAACGGCCTGTTGCCACGCGCATCGACCGCTGACGAACAGTTGCCTTGGGCTGGTGAGCGCGTGTTCTGCAATCCACCGTGGTCAAATATCGCACCGTTCCTTGAACTTGCGCCGGATGCGGAGCTGGCCGTTTTCCTCGTTCCTGCCCGCACTAACGCCCGCTGGTTTCATCGTGCGCTTGAGCTTGGCGCTGTGCCGCGATTCTTCAAACCTAAGTCGAAGTTCGTTGGCGCACAGCACGTTTCGCCCGTGGACTGCGTACTACTCATATTCAGCAAGGACAACAACCCATGACCGCCGAACGAGATAGCAGGATGACGTTGGAGCAGGTGCGCGATTCGATTCGTGAGGAATCTAAATTCCAGCGAACCACGAAGCGCCACGTAACGTGCACCTTGATGGATATTTGGACCAAAGCTATCGACGCCCACCTATCCCAGTGCGTGGAGAAAGGAAAGATCTAGTCGCGCTGGCGGTACGCGCCCGGGAAACCGGGCACAGGCTCTAGTTTCTCGGGGTCAAACACCTTGCCGCTAGCCAGGTTGCGGCCAATCGCCGGAATCAACGTACGTGACCCGCAACGGCAACGTATAGCCTTTCCTGGCAGTACGTACCCAAAACCGTCGCCGAAATCAATTCCCACCTGAGTGTTGAAAATCCACTCCTCTCGGCTCGCGCGCACATGATTGACGCGAGGCTCCTTGCCGGCACTCGAATGCTTCCACACGGCCCACCACAGGCTTAATTCGCGTTGCCGCGCAGCGTTCATATCTGCGGTCAGCTTGTTCGACTGGTCGCGCGCAATCAGCGCCGCACGGTCGACGGTGATGCTGCCGCGCTTACGCAATGCGTCGGCCATGGTATGCAGGTCGCGGCCGGCTAGGAACGAACGGGTCACGATGCCGTGCACGTCGGTGGCGAACTGCTGTGGGATGGACTTGATCAGCGACACATTCTCCGGCACGGCCACGTCCAGCACCGCGCGCTGCGCCGGAGTCCGTTGCATGTCTACCGTGAAGCCGGCGCGCCGCGCCTGGGCCTTCCACGCGTTCGCGTTGTCCCTGTAGCTCGCCCCAACCCAGCGCGTAGCCAGGCGCTTGGCGACGTCCTTGAAGTGACTCTCCCAATGTTTTTGCAGCCGGCCTAGCTCTGCGAGAAGGCGCTGTTGCGCAGTCTTCGGTGCGGCGTCCTGCGCTAGATCGGGGATGCGCCCTGCGTCGGCATTGGCTTCCACAGCGGTCTGGTAACGATTGGAGATCCACCACAGGTAGCTCTTGACCATCGTGCGGGTTTCGCGCTCAAGCGCCGCCTTATAGGCCGCTTCCGTTCCGTGGTTGGGCAGGATCGGCGGGAGTTTCTTCTCTTTCTTGCCCGGCGCTTGCAGGTTCGTTGAGGTTGTCATTCGGGGCGCCCTCGTTGCCGATCTGTAGAATTTGCTGGGTGATGCCTGCGATGTCGTCGTCGGCCGGCTCGACGGCGTCGGTGCCGTCAAAGATACCGGAATAGCCGCTAGACGGATCCGCCGCCAGGCGCTGCGCGACGTGCTGCGCATTGATCGCGCCCATGTCCACCCATTTCTGGTCGGCGTCGGCGTCCTTGTTGCGCTTGTCGGCCGCCTCCAGCGCGGTGAGTTCCTGCAGCGGCTCCCATTCCCATGTGATGCCATCGTCGATCGCACCGAACAGAGACAGCTGCACGACTTTGAGCACGTTCTGCAGGAGCGGCGTCAGCGTGTTGCTCTGGTAGCCGCGCACGTAATCGTAGAACACCCGAATCTCGCCCTCGCTGGAGGCGTTCAGGCCAGTCGGCGTGAGGCCTAGCAGCTTGACCAGCGGGATATGCGACACGGCCGACATCTGCTCCTGACTCTGCGCCTGGAGCGCATCAAGCCCGGACAGCGGCGTATTGACCTGAAAGAACTCCTCGGTCGCCTTGTCCAGCAACATCAGATTGCGGTTGTCGCGGTACGCGTTGATCAGCATGGCGCGCTGCTGCAGCTCGACGTTCGCGCCCGGCTGCAAGGCCTGAGCCAGATCCATCGCCACGCCTGACACACTGAACTGCTTGACCGTGTCGCTGACCGACTGGCGCGTGCGCAGCCAGTTGTCGACGTAGGGAATGGCCAGCTGCGACATCGAGATGCCGCGGAATGAATACGTGGGTTTGAGCATGTCTGGCACGGGCCGCGACACGATCGTCTGCAGGCGCGTGGCGTGTACTTCGATACCGATCAGCCACCACGACGATGGCTTGTAGAAATCCGCCGCCGTGGGGTCGATCGAGTTGTAGAAGTTCGGCGTCACCCAGTAGGGCTCGACCACGCGCACGCCGATAAACGAGCCTTTGGGCACGCTGTACGGACGGAACACCAGCGGGGTATCCCGCGCGGTCTTGTCGTCCTTCATGCTGAAAAACATGTGCGCGCCACCGAAGGCCTGGTCGTGCACGACCGCCTGGCGCACGTGCGCACGCAGGTCGATGCGCTTGAGTTCTGCCTCGATGGCGGCCAGCGTCTCCGGCGAGGCGTCGCCCGCGGCCTTCACCTTGCCCCACATGCGCACCACCTCGTCGGCGAGCGTCTCGTGCATGGTGCGGTACTCGGCCAGCTGGGCGAGCAGCGCCAGGGTCGGAAAGCCCGGAAAGCTGGTGGACTCCACGAAGGTCAGCGCATTGCTCGACTGGCCATTGAAGTCCAGCGCCATCTCGGCCGCCTTGCGCTCCGCCTGCCGGTACGCTTTCGGGTCCACCGTGTGCGCGGTCGCCGCGGCTATGGACGGGCTAGCCGATCCGCGCGGCGCATTCTCCAGTGCGAGAGTGCCGACGGCGGGGCCAGTCAACGCCTTGTGAGCTGGATCGGCAGGCGCGCCAGGTTGTGCCGGCTTGGGTAGCGGAACCGGCACGGTCGGGCGGCGGGGGGTTTGCTGTTTGTTCCGACGCTTGGTCATTGGGTTGCCATCCGTAATACGTCCGCTGTGATAAGTGAGGCGATCGGCGACCGCAAGCATAGTTGATGTAATGCGATAGTCATCATGTCCACCATATCGTCGTTGGCCACGTCGGGGAAGCTGGTGATCTCGGCCACAACCGGCACGATGCCGGGATTCTCGTCAGGATGGGGGAGCATGACGCACTTATTTTGCCAGACCCAGCTTACCGCATGGGCACGCGCTTCTTTCGAGCCCATCGGCGGCACGCCGACGAGACCGGTAATGTGTTTTTTTAACATGTCGATCAAGGCGCTGCCGTTGGCTGCGTCCTCGATGTAGATGCGCGCTACCCGTGGGTGCTTCTTCTTGAGATCGACGATAGCCGATGCTGTGGCCATAAACGCGAGTTTCTCACGCCGCCAGTCCAGCAACCACACTCGATCGTCGCTTGTCTTGCCCCATACGCCGACGCCGACATAATCGCTCGCGTCGCCATCCTTGAAGGTAGCATCAACCGAAATTATGCACTGAACGAGGTTCGCCGGTAGCTCAGCGCGTCGGTAATATTGAACATGATCGCGTTTGAAGATCGCTCCGTATTCTGCGAGCGGGGTTTGCTGAAAAAGAGATGCCCACCACATCTCGGACATGTGGGCTTTCATCTCGCGCAGCTTGGCCTCGCTGTGCAATTCAGGAACGAGCGCGCCTTCCGGCAGCTCTGGGTCGTAGCCAATCTCGCTGGGTAGGTTGAGCGCCGGGAACGACAGCCGCCGAAAGCGCGGATCACCTTCCATTTTACGCCGCACGCGCGCTAACAGATCGTTGGCTGACCAGGGTGTGCCAATGATGACGGTTCCCGATCGCTGTTGCAGGCGGGTAATGAGTACGGACTCGTACCATGCCTCTAGCCCGTCCTGCACGACGGTCGATAGCGCCTGCTGAGCGTTGGATGTGGCGTCGTCCACAATGGCGATGTCAAGCGAGAAACCCGTGAGGCCGCCGCCCACGCCCACGCCGCGCAAGCCACCGCCTTGCGGCACATCGAAGCCGTCGGACGTGCGCGTACCCTTAAAACCGATGAGCGCGGTGTGCGGGAAGATGGCCCGGTAGATGGGCTCGTCCATGATGCCCGCTGCGTCGCGCGTGTTGCGTCGCGCCAAACTGAGTGCATAGGACGCGCAAGCGATACGCACGGCAGGCAACTCGCCAGTCAGCCGGCCGAACAAATAGGGCGGCAGGCAGCGTGCGATAAGCGAACTCTTACCGTGCTGGGGGCCTGCCGTGAGCATCAGGACCGGGCGCTTGCCGGCCAGCACGTCTTCCACGAAGACGTCAATTTCCCGGCACACCCGTGCCGAGAAGGCCGAGTGCCGGAAGCGCGGCCGGTGTACGGCAGACACGAACGCGGCGTAATTGGTTCGCGCCGCCTCGATCAAGAACTGAATGGGGTCCACGGCTTGCAGACTGCCACCGCCAGGGCTCGCGGCCACGTTGGGCGGGTGGGTAACGGCTAGGCACGCGCCGGTCACTGGCGGGCATCCAGAAGGCCGGCGGCAGCTAGCTCCTTGAGCTGCTCCACGTACGTCTCGCGCTGCTGGTCGGAGATGGACTCGGCGAAGGGCGCCGCGTTGGTGATTTCGAGAATGGCCTTATCGAAGCCCAGCAGCTTGACCAGCATGGCGAACGATTTGTCCTTGCTGCGCAGCTTCGGGACGATCTGGCCCTGCTTTACATCCCAACCCTCAATCAGCCGGCCGAATTGCACGGACTTCATCCGGGCCATGTCGAACACGAACTGTTCCACTGCGCCCAGACCGCCGCAGGTAGCGCAGGTCATCTCGGTGCGCATCTCCGCATCGCCCAGTACGCCTACCCCGTCGCAGCTGCCGCACGTGATGGCCTTCACCTGCAACAAGTCGGCGAGGTTGATATTGATCAGCCCGACCAGATCGGCCACAAGGGACGCTTTGACGGGCTGCAGGTCGAAGGCGGTAGCAGTCATGGCCCAAGTTTAGCCTAACGTGCGGGTTTGTTGCATTTTGGCCTTTTACCCTGGCGGTAGTACTGACGATACTGACGAACTGACAAGAAAACACTCTACACGGAGAGTCTACCAAAACAGAATTCAGAGATAAGTACAAAGGGGGGTTTCTATTTATTGTATAATAGGGAGTAGAGGGCTTTATAGGAAACTGACAAGAATCTCGTCAGTCCTCAGTATTCACTGTCGTGAGGCTGACGCGCGGAAATTTCGAATAATGGACGTTAGCCCGGAAATGCGCTAAGTTCGCGCCCACATATCCACCACAAAGGCCGCACCATGAGCGAAACACAAGAACTTCATAGCAAACTGTCAATGTCCGCCCGGTCGCGCTGGTCCAAATGCGCGGTCTCAGTCCCGTGGAGCGAGAATTTGCCCAACGAGTCAGGTCCGGCTGCCGAGGAGGGGACCATCGCCCACAAGGTGGCGGAGTTCTACGTGCGCCAGCGGTTCGGGCTGGAAGGTGCGAAACCCGGCATCCCGCCCGAGTACCAGCCGCCCGCCGGTCTGGACCTGAAAGGCCAGACGGTCAACGCTTGGAACGCCAAAATGCGCCTGCACGGGCAGGACTACGCGGCGTTCATTGCTACGCTAGTGGGCAATTTCCCCGATGTCTCGGTCGTGCTGGAGAAACGCGTGGCCGTGGATGGCATCACACCGCCGCTGTTCGGCACGGCCGATTGCCTGCTGTGGTTCCCGGGCATTCGGCGACTGGCCGGCGTGGATTACAAATACGGCTTTGGCGAGGTGGACGTGGGCACAGTCGACGCCCCCAACGCGCAAGTGGCCGCCTACGCGGTCGCCGCTGCCGAGACGTTCAAGCTCGCGCCCTTGACGGTCGGGCTGGCCATCTACCAGCCGCGGCGGATCCACGGCGAGCCCGGGCAGGTGTTGTTGTTGCCCGAGACGTGGCTGGCGTCCGAGCGTGCCAAGCTACTGGCCGAGGCCCGCCAGGTTGAAGCGGCGTTCGCGGGCCTACTCACGACGCCCGTACCGGGCAGCCATTGCCGCTATTGCCCGGTGGCCAAGAATGCCCGCTGCCCGGCAGTCAGCACCGCCGGCAAGGTAGCGCTCCAGGCGCACACCCAGGCGGCGCTGGTGCACGACATGACCGATGCGGAGATACTCGCGCTGTGGTCGGTCAAGTCGGCGTTCAAGCATTTTTGGGAGGACATCGAGGAGCGCATCGACGAGATGGCCGACAAGGGCGCCGCTGGCCTGGTGGTGAAGGTGGCCACCGGTCGTAAGATGTGGGCCGATCCCGACGCAGCCGTGTTTACCTTGCTAGCACTTAACCGCCTGGACTTGCTGGCCCCTGCAGCCATCGGCGAGGCACTGGCGGCTATTCCGGCTGAGATGCAGGTCACGCTGATCAAGCGCGCCGCAGGGGCCCGCGCCATCCTGACCACTGAGGCGGCCGACCCGCTGACCGTCGCTGCAACGTTCGACAAATATGCACACAGGACACTTGACAAGCCCGAAAAGAACGCATAATGTTTCACCGTGGCGGCGTCGGCGGCTGGCCTTGTGACCTACCTGCAACCCCTGGCAGCAAAGTCACCCCAGCGCGGCCACACTTAATCCGTAATTCTCATACTTCGGAGTTTACTAAATGGCTATCTCTGATCACGTTGCAATTCTGACTCACCACGCTCTGGCCGCCGCCCAGCCCAACCGCAAGAAAGCCGGCAACCCGCTGCAGTTCTACGCCCTGCTGGCCTTCGCGCCGGACGCGGCAAACGACCTGCAGGCGATCGCCAAGCAGGTCGCCCCGGGCGGTTCGCTCAATGGCCTGAAAGTCGGCGTGCGCCGTAACTCGCAGCTCGACAAGCCCGTCCCGGGCGTGCCGGCTGACTGGTTCATCATCCGCGCGGCGACGCAGTTCCCGCCGTATCTGGCCGATGAAGGCGGCAACCAGCTGGACCAGGCCACGCATACGGCTGACATCCGTGTGAAGTTCTATGCGGGCAAGAAAGTGCGTGCGGCTCTCTCGGCCTACTACTGGCCCAACGAAGGCGGCGGCATCTCGTTCAATCTCGACGGCGTGATGGCTGTGAGCGATGGCGAGCGCCTCAACATCGGCAACACGGCAGCTAATGCGTTTGCGGGCTACGCTGACATGAACGTCGTCAAGCAGGAGCCCGCTGCTAGCCCGTCCGGGAGCGCCGCCACGGGCGCGTCGTCGGGCTCTACTGCCGCTGACCCGTTCCAGCAGTCGACCAAGCCCGCAACGGCGAACCCGTTTGCGTAAGCCTGTTCCACGTGAAACACAGGGCGCCTCTGGGCGCCCTGTTCCGTTTGAGGGCCGCATGGTACTGCTGACCCTCCCCTGGCCGCCGTCACTCAACCGGCTGTATCGCGCGGTCGGCGGCCGCATTCTGCTGTCAGCCGCGGCGCGCAAGTACAAAAAACAGCTGGCCAGTGCGTTGCCAAGTGGGCTGGTGTCGCCGCTGACTGGCCGCCTGGCCGTGCAGATGGTGCTACACGCGCCAGCGGCGCTGGGCCCTTTATTCGATGTCGCGAACCGGGAAAAGTTGTGTTTCGACACCCTCACGGAGCAACGCGTGTGGCTGGACGACTCACAAATCGACTGGCTGCTAATCGAGCGCGGCGCGCCGTCCGGTAAAGGCCATGTGACGCTGACCATTCGCGAGGTGGACGCGAGCCCGTCTAACGGTATACTTGCGACATGATGACCGACACGGGTTCCTGATGCCGCGCATATCAGCCAGCGAAGCGGGCGGCCAAAACGTCTGCGCCTTCCTCGACATGCTCGCCGTGTCGGAAATTGGCGCGGCGCTGCTGGCCAAAAGCGACGATGGTTACAACGTGCTGGTAGGCGGGCAGCTCTTTGTGAGCTACGCCGATCATCCGAATATCTACAACCAGCGGTTCAACTCGACGGCGGCCGGCCGCTACCAGCTGCTGCACCGCTGGTGGCCCGCTTACCGATCGCTGCTGCAGCTACCCGACTTCAGCCCATTGAGCCAGGACAAGGTAGCGCTCCAGCAGATCCACGAGCAGGGCGCGATTCCCGACATTCAGGCCGGGCGCTTCGACCAGGCCGTGATGAAGGTCGCAAACATATGGGCATCTTTGCCTGGCAACTCGTACCAACAACATCAAAACGCGCCGAGCGACCTGCGCGCCGCCTACCTTGCCGCCGGAGGCACACTCGCATGATGCCAAACGATCCCATCATGGTCTGGGCGACCGGCGCCGTCGCCGCTGCGGGCGGCTGGTTCATCCGCCGCCTCGACCAGCGCGTCAGCAAGCTGGAATCGGACATGGCCGAGCACACTGCCAACAAGGAAATGCTCGATCGCATGTACACCGAGCTGCAGGAACTGACCAAACTTACCAGCCGCATCGCCGGCCATCTCAACATCAGCTAATAGGGATTCACATGGAACTGGACCCCGGGCTTATGCGCGAATGGATCGAAGCGGCGCGGGCGTTGCAAAACACGATGGAGCGCTTTCCACAGCGACACGCGACGGATGGCCAGCCCAGCGCCACCATGCACACCGGCAACGTATCGGTTCGAGTAGATGACGGCAAGACGCATCGTCTGATGCTGCTTTCCGTGTTCTCCGCCATCTTTTGCGCCGTGCTGTCACTGATCACGATACTAGCCGTCCTGGGCGGCGGTATGCTTTACTTGAACATGAAAGACCACTTGGACGCCATTTACATGATGGCCCCGCAGCTCAACCAACCCACTGGAGCTAAACGCCCATGAGCATCATCGTCCTGACCCCCAAGCCGCCGCAGGCGCAGACCGCTGCCGCCAACACGTCCACCATCGCCCTGACCGAGACCAGCCTGGTCGCGCGTATCGGTGACGACTTCCTGCACCTGATGGGCCACGAAGGCTATCGTTTCGACACGTTCGAGCAGCTGCGCGACTACGCCCAGGCCCAGATCGACGCCGCCGCGACGCTGGCCACGCTAGCGGCTAAGACCGACGCACCGGCAGCTGCCCCCGAAGTGGCGCTCGCGCCCGCAGCCGATAGCGAGCCCGCGGCTTAAATGTTGGGCAAGATCCGCCAGCTGCTGCTCCACCTATTCAGCGAGCGCGACAATGCGACGCCTGATGTGGTGCGCGTGGTTGGCGGACTCTTGGCGTTCCTCGGTGGCATCGAGTACTTGGTGCTTAGCGCCTGGAACGTGATCGTCAACAAGGTGCCCTTTGACCATAACCATTATGGTGAAGGGCTATCCTTGGTCATCGCCGCGCTCGGCGCCGCCGTCGCGGTGAAGGCCATCACCGAACAGAAGAACCCGCCGCCATGAAGGCCAATTTGCTGACCTGGTGCATCTGGCTCGTGCTGTACCCACCTGGAGCCCGCCCATGCTCGCGTCCATATACGTCAAACTCGCCGCGGTAGCCGTCCTCCTGTTCGCCCTGGCGGGCTTCGGCCTGTGGTGCCATCACAAGGGCGCCACGAGTGTGCAAGCGCAGTGGGACGCCGCCAAGGCGGTGCAGACCGCCGCCGCCGACCGTCAGGCGCTCGCTAGCACTACGCAGACCCTAAGCTGGACGCAGCAGTTCGCCCAGACCGCTACCCACTACGAGGCCTTGAACCATGAAACGACGCCCGCCGTTGCTGATGCTGTCACTACTGCTGTTGCCGCTGGCACTGTGCGCCTGCGGGATGAAGCGCCCACCGTCGCCTGCCCTGGCACAGTGTCCGTCGCTGCCAGCCGTTCCCGCGCCGCTGATGCTGCCGCCACCCAAGCCCTTGCAGACCGCCTCACAAATTCAATCGCTGCTGTTCGAGCCGGGGACATCGCTGACGCCCGCGAGCGCCAGCTCGGTCAGCAAATAATCGCCTTGCAGGCGCTGCTCGCGATCGAACGACAACAAAGCCCGGCACAGTAGTGCCGGCACCATCGATCTTTACCATTCGAAGATAACGATACCGCTGGTACCGGCAGCACCGGTGGCGCCATTTCCTGCCGTGGTGCCATAAGCGCCGCCGCCGCCGCCGCCGCCCGCACCGAAACCGCCGCCCGCACCACCAGGGACGCCCCCATTGGTGCCCGCGCGACCACCAGGGCCGCCACCGCCGAAAGGTGTAGCAGCACCATCACCGCCTGAACCCATGAGGTTACCGTCGAAGCCATTCTGGCCAGACGGAGAACCCGAGCCGCCCAAGCCGCCCGGGCCGCCGCCCGCAATCGTGTTGCTGATTACAAACCCCCCGGTAGCCCCGGCGCCGCCTCCGGTAAGTGTCTGCAAGGCGCCGATGACAGTATTACCGCCGGCGGCACCGGCGGCACCGGCGGCACCGATAGTGACGGCAATCACCTGCCCCGGTGTGACGGTGAAAGGTACGCGGATGATGGACTGCCCAGCGCCGCCGCCGCCGCCGCCGCCGCCGCCCACACCAAGACTTTGGCCGCCTGAATTACCACTACCACCACCACCACCACCACCACCTGCGCAACCTGACACCCAAATCGTCGTCACGCCGACCGGGACGGTGAAGTTGCCCGAAGCTGTGACACGCTGCACGCCTTTTTGCTGCACCTGCAGGGGCTGCGTCGCCGATGCGCCTGGGGCAATATTTTCCGCAAGTTGGGTGGTATTCGTCCCATCACCGCGCACGCGCGTAGGCGAACTATTTTGTGGAATTATCACGCCCGAGCCTGCAGCGGTTTTCACGGTCACCGTGAAGGCACCTGTGCTCGTGTTGGTAACGGTCCACTCCTGCAGCCATGGCGGCACGACGATGACCAGGTTGCTGGTCAGTACGCCCGCGATCGACAGGCTGCGCTTAACGGCCTGCGCGGGCGTCAGTGTAACCGTGCCGCCTGTCTGGCCCGTAAGCGCTAGCGTGCCGTAGTTGTAACCGGGCACCCAGTTCGTGCCGACGGTGTCGGGATTGGCTGTGTTGTTGTCGACAACGGAGATCCAGTCGCCCTGGCCATCCGCAGTCGAGATCATGGCGCCTTTAGCGTAGCCGTTGACGTTTGGATCGGCCGACCATGTCGCGTCAAACGGGAGTGGACCGCCGCCCATAGCCCACCAGGTGAAACGGGCGATCTGGTTCATTGCGCCGTTGAAGTCTTCCAGCTGCGGCGGCACGCCGCCCGACTCCGGCGGCTGACCGGTCAACGGGGGCGAGCCTAGCGACAACGAGAAACGCGTGGGGTCGGCCGTGGTCGCAGGCAGCTCCACTTTCGCGCTGTCGTTGGTGGCGAACGGAATGGTCCATTTGAGCGGGGTTGCGGAAATTTGCATGGCGTGGCCTTATGGCTGATAGAACGGGCTTTGACTCCACCCTGTGACAGCGGCAGGATCGGCGCCGGTATTAGCGCCCGCGAACCCAAAGGGATTATAGGTCAACGTCTCGTAGATGTATTCGGCCGTCGTGCCAGCGGGCTGCGGGAACAGCCCCGACTCGATAATGGACTGTTCGACCGGGGAGGGAAAGAACTCGAAGTGATAGCCGATGTGCATCGGGTGCGCCGGGTCGTAGCCCACATAACAACGCCCGCGACTGCCGAACATTGAGCGCATGAGCGCATTGATTGACGGACAGTCGGAGCTAGCGATATTGGCCGCAGCCTTTACCAGCAGCAGCTGACGGTACGCCTCATCTTGCAGGGGAAAGGCAGTTGTACCGGCGGCCGCGCCGTTGTACCAGGGCGCTTGCGACCAGGGCTGCCATTGCGTGCCCGGATGCGCATTGATATTCCAGCCGAAGTTATCGCCGGGTAGCTGCTCGATCTGCAGGTAACGCGACTGGCCGAGGATGCGCCCCCAGATGTCCAGACCGAAGCCTTGCGCCGTGGAGATGTCCCACACGTTGGCCAGGAACCCGGCGCTAAATTGCGACACGTCGACCCATTGATCGAAGTCGGCCAGCAGCGCCAACAAGGTGTTGGAGTTGCTGAACTGCTTCATCACGGTCTTGCCGAGATAGGCGCTCACAGTCAAATGCTCACTGCGTTTACGGTGATGTTAAGCGCCAGGCAGACCGGCTGCTGGTCGATGCCTGGTGTCAGTGACGCGCCCGAGCTCGGGGCGGCTGTCGTGCTTACGAACAGGGCCACGGGCGTGATGTTGCCCAGGGCGAGCAATGGCGCGGCATACTCGGCGGCAACGATCTGCCCGCCGATGCGCGCACGACTGACGGCGATCGTGCCATCTTCCGAGAGGAAGCCATCGGCGAACGTCGCGGCCACGGCCTGCTGCACCTGCTGCACGTAAGTGGCTGGCAGCGTCGACAGATTGGCCACGTTG